GCCCGCAGCCATCGCGCACAAATGGCGATCTATGGCGACTGGCAGATTGTGCTCAGCTACAGCCCACGCGCACGGGATGGGATCGGCAAGTGGTGGCGGCATAAGCCCACCGGCAAAGTGCCCCGCTCACGCGTGCCCGACAATCTGGATCTCCCACCGCTGCCCATCGGCGCCGGCTGACCGCTGGCCCTCTGGCATCCGCGGCACCGCTGCACAGTGCTCCCTCACATCTCGCGCCCCCTGGCACCCCAGCACCACGGATCCGATGGCCCATAGGCCCCCGATCCGGCAGGGGCAGGTATCACCAGCGCCCCCGATCACCCGGGCCAAATGGTGCTGATCCTGTCCAAATGCACGTTGGACAGGCTGGCCATGGTGGCCAAGCATGCAACGCATCCGATGGCCAAAACGATTGCGAGCGCCGCGTACCTGTCATCTGAGCAGGTACGCAGGCCAGCCCTGCCCCCGGGGAAGCGGCGCTCAGGGCTAACGACGTCCAGGGGGGTTGCTCAGAGACCCGAGCAACGGGAATTGACCTACGGACATAGGAGGCCAGGGGGAATTGACCTACGGATGTAGGAGGCCCTACCCCCACCTCCCTCGATCCGAAGTTCCGGGGGCCTTTTCCCCATATGGGCTGGGGTGGTAGTATTGACCTAGTTACATACGGACCAATGGGCTACCGCCGACGCAGCTGGGGCTGGCGAACCACCTGGCGCACCTCTCAGCCGATGAATCCCATGGCTGCGAGGGTCATCGGCCTGGTGATCGTGGCGCCCTTCGCCTTCGGCTTTTTCTACAGCCTGGCGATCGACGTCAGCCGCTGGACTTGCAGCCGCGCCGCCGGAACCAACCAGGCAGCTCTGAATGCTTGCTACGAGCGTCCAGAACCACCCGCGGACCCAGGGGAAACCACCTCCGACCAGCTCCTCTAGGCTGACCTAGTTACTTAGAGCCGCCGCTTGAGCCTGCTCGCTCACATCTCCGATGGACCCTGCCTCCAGAAGGCCCGCAAGAACGCGACGCGGTCGCAGGACTCCCACCTCTCGCTTCGTGATCGGCTATATGCGGATCTACTACCGCCCCAACGGCAGTTTGTTGATGACACCAGCCACAAGATCCTGGGTTACTGCGCTGGTTTCGGCGCTGGCAAGACTTTTGCGCTCTGCGCGAAAGCTATTTTCCTCGCGCTCGAAAACATAGGCACCGTCGGAGCCGTCTTTGAGCCCACCCACATCATGATCCGCGACGTTTGGATGCGGGCCTTCGACGATTACCTCGAAAAGTATGAAATACCCCACGACTTCCGCGTATCACCTCAACCCGAATACGTTCTTCACCTCCCCGGCGGCACAGTTACCCTCCTATGTAGAGCCACAGAGACCTTCAACCGTATCCGCGGCCAAACGCTGAGCTTCGTACTTGCCGACGAAATCGATACCTCCACCCGCGATATCGCCCAGAAAGCATCAGAAATGATGCTGGCCCGTCTCCGCGGCGGCCGCAACCCACAACTCGCCGTGGCGTCCACCCCCGAGGGCTACGGCTGGATGTGGAGCACCTTCGTCGAGCAGGAGCACGAAGACCGCCACCTCATCCGCGCCAAAACCACCGACAACCCCCACCTGCCCGCCGGCTTCGTCGAATCTCTCTACCGCAACTACGACAGCCAGCTGATCGCCAGCTACATCGAAGGTCAGTTCACAAATCTTACAAATACCGCCGTCTACTCCTACTTCGACCGCGACATCCACTGGACCGACCAAACGATCCAGGCCGACGACCGCCTCTTCATCGGCATCGACTTCAACATCGGCGCTTGCTTCTGCCTGGTGGTCATCCGCCGCGGCGAAGACTTCCATGTGGTCGCCGAGCACTCGCCCAAGGACACCCCCGACGTGGTGCGCTTCCTCAGCGAGACCTACCCCGACCACCTGGCGGCCGGCAACCTCGTCGTCATCCCCGACGCCGCCTCCAAGCAGCGCAGCACCACCAACGCCAAGGAGTCAGACCTGAGCCTCCTGCGCAAGGGCGGCTTCGTGGTGAAGGTGCAATCCGCCAACCCCGCGATCGAGGACCGCGTCAACGCCATCAACGTGCTCCTGCGGGCCAACAAGCTCCGCATCCACAGCACCTGCCGCTACCTAACCAAGGCCATGGAGCAGCAGATCTACGCCAAGAACGGCAAGCCCGAGAAAGGCACCGGCGGCATCACCGACATCTCGGGCCCGGTGGACGCCCTCGGGTACGCCATCAGCTACTTGGCACCGCTCCGCAGATACCAGACCGGAGGAAGTTCCTTCCGCATCTACTGAGGTAGCACTACCCCAAATACAATGGGCACATGGCAGAACTCAACAGCACTTACAGCGGCCGGGATTGGGGCAACGGCGCCGCCGGGGTGCCTGTTGGCCGCCCCGACACCCCAACCAAATACCCCTACCAGCCACCCCCGGGCACCGGCGAAGACCCAAGCATTCGCAGCGGCGCGGTGATCAGCATGCTGCCGTTCTGGCAGGTGATCAACCTCTGCATCGGCGGCACGAAATCGCTGCGTGCCAACGCCGAGCTGATCATCCCCCGCGAGCCCCGCGAGGACGACGACGCCTACAACCGCCGCATCTTCCACGCCACGCTGCCCCCCTTCCTGCAGCGCCTGGCGGCCCAAGCCGCGGGCACGATCCTCCGCAAGGGCATCCACCTGGAGGGCGGCGACAAGGAGTTCTGGGACGAGTGGGTCAAGGACGTGACCGGCGACGGCACCCCGCTGAACGTCTTCGCCCGCAACGTCCTGATCGACAGCCTGCTGTTCGGCCACACCTGCGTGGTGGTCGACAACCCCGCGGATGACGGCCCCACCAACCTGCTGCAGAAGCGCCGCACCCAAAAGGAGCGCATGCCGTACTTGGTGCCAGTCAACGCCCAACAGGTGATCGGCTGGCGCACCACCGGCAACCGCGTCCAGGGGCAGATCGAGCAGGTGCGGTACTTCGAGACGGTGGTGGAGCCTCGCGGTGCCTTCGGTGAGGAAGCGATCGAGCAGATCCGCGTCCTCAAGGCCGGCCGCTGGGAAGTCTGGAGAGCCGGCGACGGCACCGACACCGCCGGCTGGAAGCTGCACAGCAGCGGCACCATGGACCTCGACGAGGTGCCCTTCACCTGCGTCTACAGCAACCGGCTGGCCACGCTGGTCTCCCGGCCGCCGATGCTCGAGGTGGCGTACCTGAACCTGGCCTACGCCCAGCGATTCACCGACTACCACCACGCCATCCACGTCGGCGCCCAGCCAATCCTCACCCTGAAGGGCTTCGACCCCGAGAGTGGCGAACCGATCGGCCTCTCAGTCAACACCGCGATCCTGCTGCCGCCCGACGGCGACGCTTCCTACGTCGAACCGACCGCCGCGGCCTACGAAGCCCAGCTGAAGTGCCTGCAGACGCTGGAGGAGCAGATCAGCTCCCTCGGCATCAACACCTTGGCGCGGCAGAACATCACCAACGCCGCCGCCGAAGCCAAGCGCCTCGACCGGGTCGACAGCGACTCGATCATGGCGGTGATCAGCGAAGACCTCGCCCGCGCCATCCAGAAGATCGTCCGCATCGCCGCGTCCTACGCCGGTGTGGAAGAACCCGAGGTCTCCATCCCCAAGGACTACGAGAACCGACTGCTCGACGGCAACCAGATCACGGCCATGTTGCAGCTCAACATGCAGAACGTGATCAGCCAGGAGACCCTGCTCCGCATCCTCCAGGAAGGCGAGGTGCTGCCCCCCTTCATCGACCTCGAGGAAGAGATCACCCGCACCCAGGACGAGCTCGAAGAGAAGATGCAACAGGCGCTGGATCAAGCCGACGCGCAGATGGAGCTCCAGGCCGAGCACTCGCCCCCGCCGGCGGAGGGCGGCAGCGGCGCCAGCAGCGGCGGCGCCTCGAGCGGAGCGAGCAAAGGCTCGATGACGCTGCCGACGCCGATGCGCCCGGGCAAGCATGCCTCTTGACGACAAGGAGAAGAAGCTGCTGACGCTGCTGG